AGGTTATCTAGATCGGGCCGTACTATCGGATGAAGCTCGCCTTCAATCATGAGTCTTTTGCGGAGTTTTGTTGCGCTTTTGGGTATCGGCATGCAGAAAATCAGGTCAAGAGCAAGCGGACCTTCAAGAGGCTCTTCCTGGAATTGTGGTTTTAGCTGCCAAAGTGTCTGCCCTTTTTGCTTTACCTGGCTGTCATACATACGGGCGAAGCCACCTCGTGAAGTTACTCTAGGCCTTGCTAAAGGTATCGGGTCGCCTATTACTGAAAGCTGAATCATAGAACCTCATTTAACGCGCGCACGGTGGTGGATAGTTCGTAACTTGTTGCAAACTAACAAGTTGCAAACAAATGACTTCACCATGTAAATCCGCTGTACATTGGCTATACACGAAATTTTCTTTTCTGAAATAAGAATTGCAAAATGATCGGGAAAAAGAGCACACTTTTAGAGACAAAAACCAAGGGAAATTAACATGGAAACAATAAAATCGGGATATACCCGCATATCTGATATCCTCAGCCAATGGGACAAATTTGGGCATATTGACCCGGCAATGCTCAGCAACAAGGCGGGCATCGGCATACGCGTACATGAGGCAATCGACGCCCATCATAAGGGGATATATTACCCTCTACAAGCTAATGAGGAGGGTTACTTCAATTCATTTCTTGAATGGGAAAAAAAAGTTTCATTTGATATTGTCAAAAATGAGGAGAGGTACTACTGTCAAAGTCTCATGATAACAGGCCAGGTGGACTTGGTAGCTCAATTTCCGGGCGAAGCGAAACCTCTGCTTATCGACTATAAAACTTCGGCAAGCTCTTCCAGAGAAATGTGGAGTCTGCAAGCGGCCTTTTATCATAAGCTTTGTGAGATAAACGGGCTTGATCTAAGCGATCGCATGATTTTCTTGCAGCTTGACAAAAAAGGCTCACAGCCCACTGTACATGAATATACATATTCTGATAAGCTCTGGCGTGTATGTGAGAGCTGTCTTATAACATACAGATATCTGAAGGAGTGGATTGAAAAGAGAAAGAACGAGTACAAAAGTTAAACTCATATGTGCAAAGTGCGGGCGCGAGTTCGAGCGCCTCGCATCGGTCGTCAAGTATCAAAAATCCCTTTCTCGTAAACGCTTTTACTGCTCCGCTTATTGTTCCTCTTCCTCTCCCGCCCGTATCAAAAACAACGGTTTCCGCAATTATAATATCCTATAGTCTTTACATACAGTAGCTTATAGACATATCATATCAAGGCTATTGCTATTAATGCGTATGCTATTATATCGTGGCATATGAACTAATAGGAGATATATGGACAATAAAGTTCGCGTGTCAACAAAATGTGTATGGGGTTCAACTTATTATTACCCAGAATGCAGTCTCTCGCGCATGCTGTGCGAAATATCGAGAAAGAAGACACTTACAAAACGAGTCATTGAGCTTATTAAGGTTCATGGCTATGAGCTGGAAATCTTACCTGATGAGGTGTGATATGGAAGAGGAAGACGTTTTTGACGATGAAGACGGCAAAACGTTTGACGACTACACCCAAAAGCGGTGTATTGAATGCGGTGAGTGGGGCGTGCCCATTGACCCAAATCGTGCATACATGTGTACGAGGTGTATAAAATCGTGGATATAAAAAAGGCCCGGAGACACCAGGCCCTAAAGGATAACATGAAAACAAAATATGACGGATACTTTGAGGATATACAGTCTGCTGATAAACAGCTAGCGGAAATTATGAAGTTAGTCGACGAGAATCGAGAGCTTCAGACTGAGCTATATAAAGCTAAGACAGACCTGAATCATTACAGAATCGCTTACAGCGAGCTTTGTGCCGCAAGGAGTGGTCTATGTTGGAATTAGTCAAGATCGACGCTCTACGGGGCGAACTAGACGCCTACAAGACCGAAGTGAAGCAGGTGCTCGAGTACACAAAGACTTTGGAGATTAAGAGTGCAAAGTCTGCAAGCAACGCGATTGATTATATTGCCGGGGTGAAGGACCTGATAGAGGCAATCACTGCCAAAAAAATGGAGCTTACTCAGGAAGCACGAGACTATACGGCCAAGATCAATAACTTGGCAAAGTCTTTTCTTGAGCCTCTCTCTCTTGTGAAGGACATGATCTTGCAAAAGATCGACCATTGGAAGCTGGAGGAAGCTCGCTTGGAAGCGGAAGCAAGTCAGACTGCTCAGGAATATGGCGTTGAAGTGCTGCCCAACTTCATTGACAACTCGCACTTGGGCGCTGAGAAAGCTTCGAGTTATGAGCGAGAAAGCTACTCGTACACAGTAGCGGATGAGTCGCTTGTCCCGCGTGAATATCTCATGCTCGATGATAAAAAAATCAAGGCAGTTATCAAGGCGGGCGTGCGGAATATTTCCGGACTCGCTATAACAAAGTCAACAAAAACTATAGTCAAGAGGTTCTAATGTCTAACGAAATTATAAAAGTAAACTTCTCAGAATTCGAAGAGAAGAAAGAGCTAATTAAGGGCCTTTATTGCAAGGGCCTGACGGAGCAGGAAACAGAGCATTTTTTCAGCATATGCATGAAAATGCAGCTCAATCCGATGGCCAAGCAGATTTATGTATATAAGCTCGGCGGGAAAATGACCATCATTGTTTCCATAGACGGGCTGCGGCTGACGGCGGACCGTACGAAACAGTACGCTCCTGGGAAGGAAACCGTATTCGCTTACAAGAAAGATGGCAGCATATTATCCGCAACGGCTTATGTTAAAAAACTCACGCCTGATGGTGCTTGGCATGAGGTATCGGCAGTAGCTTTCTTCGATGAGTACACCACTGGCCAAAACCTGTGGAAGAAAATGCCCCATGTGATGATAGCGAAGTGCGCGGAGGCTCAGGCTTTAAGGCGCGCGTTCCCCGCGGAACTAAGCGGAGTGTACACCCAAGAGGAAATGGACCAGGCCAAGGAAGAGGAAGCGGAAATAATCCAGGATGAAGAGGAGATTATCGAACCCTCAAAAGACATTACACTCCAAGAAGCCAGCTCCATATTGTCGAAACTCCTTGAGGTTAAGGATGATTCGACACTATCGAAGTTTGTCGGCGAGTCTCAGGCAGCAACTAAGCTGCCATTCGCTGTACTCACAAATAGCTGGATACAAAAGCCCGATAAAGTCAAAGATAGCTTTGCACGCTGGCAGTTAAAGAAGGCTGCCAAGCAGTGACGTTTGGAACAAAAGCATAAGGCTTTTACATGGCTCAGTTAGAGATAACTGGGCCTTTTTTATGCCCTTGTCAAGAGTGTATTTTAGTGGATTTATTTCGGGAAATGCTCATAATGGGGAAATGAAAAGGCCGATCTTTTGAATCGGCCCTTTTAGTCGGAGGCTTCACCACCCCGACAGATTGCGCTTAATATGCCTCAATCTTACCGAAGCCTCCGATTAAAAGACAAGATCACTGATTCTTTTAATGCAGGAGATGCACAAATGACAACTATCCGAACAAAGCATAACAAAGAAAATAAATACACCATCATTAACAACCGGTCTCTCTGGGACTCTACTTTGTCTTTTGGGGCTGTAGGATTATGGGCACGACTTCTTTCCAGGCCAGACGACTGGGAAATTAGCGTTGTTGAATTGCAAAGGTCCAGCAAGACAGGAAGAGATAAAATCTACCGCTTACTGAACGAACTTATTGAAAAAGGCTATGTTATCCGGCAACAAACAAGATCAACCGGCAAGCACGCACAACAATTCGGAAAATTCGAGTACCTGATTTTCGAATCTTCAGCCGATAGAGAGGAATATCAAAAAAGTCTTACGCTTACTGAAAATCCGGAAGCGGAAACATTTGTTGATTTGTCCCAGACAAAATGCCCCCACATTGAATCTGGTCCGTTTCCTGATTTTCCGGATACGGAAAAACCAGACGTAAATAATACGGTAGCTAATACCCATACTTTAACACATAAAGAAACATACAAAGAAAGCCCCCCAACCCCCAGAGGGGGAGCCAACCTCCTTATCTCAGAAGAAGCAAAACAACTGGTATCTCTTGTCCAAGAAGAGGTGAAGCAACGGAATCCTAAGGCAATAAAGCTCACTGAGCAACAACTCTCAAGAGACAGAGCAGCAGCGCAGCGTTTGTTAACAGCTCTCTCCCCCAGCGATTCCGGAGTTGCCCCCTCTCTCCCGATTCAAGAAAGTATTACTAAAGCCTATGAAACAGCAAGGGAAGTAGTAATACTTTCTTTAAAAGATGAATTCTGGGGACAGCATATAACAAGCATGGCTTACATAGCCAAGAAATGGAATCAGCTTTCGCAGATAAAAAGTCACAGTTCTCAAGCTTTTGTTGATCTCAACAAAGAACTTGCTGAGGACTTCCTGAAAATAAATCAAGAGCTATACTTGCGAAACAAAATCGCATTGACGGAATCAGGCTTTGAGTTTTATGACTATCCCTTCTCAAGGTTAATCAAATTTACAGAATGTGGCTTCATCGGAAAAATCGAGGACCTGCTTAAGTCAAGGAAGGTATCTTATATCCCTCCTAGGCGGTATTAAATGCCCTACAACGGCCGATCTCACATTAAGGAGTACAACCATAGCCATGGACAACAACTTCGCTTTCTGGGCGATTACAGGCGCCTTTTTGGGCATTCTGCTGGAACGCCTCACAAGACCAACAAAGGAGTAAACATTTTCCTTTTGCTTGATAATATTCAAGCTGTTAATTAAGATACATGAAAACTATTGGAGGCATATGTCACTTTGTCTATTGCCTGAGTCTTATGAAGAAAAGCTTGAGCGCGAGCTTGCCGAACTCCGCAAGGAAATGGGCAATCTCCGCCGCGGACTCTTCGCCAGGCATTCGGAGCTTGAGAAGAAGTATCAAGAGACTTTTTTTGAGTTAGAGTTATTAAAATCATCAATCGCAAAACAGGATATCAAAATATGGACATCGAGGTCGTCGAATTTTATCCCCTCAAAACCCAAGAAGGGGGAGGGTTTACCGGATCTCTTCACGTGTACATCATCGAACTAGAGGTTGACATTAGAGGCATTCTAGTCCGCTATGACCCCAGCAAGCAGAGGCCTTTCAGCTTCCTGCTACCATGCCAGTTCGCAAAAGACGAGGAAGGCAAGTCAGTGCGCTTCCCCATCTTCCAGTTTGCGAATCACATGAAAAATGCTCAGCTCAAAAAACAAATTGAGTATCGAGCGATACCCCATATCCAGAAACACCATCTGCATATGGACGTAACGGAGCCGCCGAAAGCGGAGAAGAAAAAACCAGCATTTAAGCCACAAGTCAAGGAGCTTTGGAATAGAAAAATATGAAAGCACAAATATACGAAACGACGGATTATGATAAATTTAAGTTTATAGAAGAAAACCGTAAGATCGACCCCAATCACGTTAAGAGAATTCAGCGCATGATGGAAGTCGACGACGACCTTCATTTGCATCCCATTATCGTTAATTCCCAAATGGAGATCTCGGACGGACAGCATCGGTTTCTTGCTGCTAAAGAAATGGAAAGGCCGATTTTCTATGTTGTCGATGACAGCTATGATTCAAGAAAACTCATTGCAATAAATACTTGTCAAAAGAAGTGGGAATTTGCAGATTACCTCAAGTATTGGTGCGATCAAGGCTATGAGGAGTACATCAAGCTCAATGAGTTTTGCAAAAAGGTAAACTTGGGCCTCAGAGCTGTCTTTTCATGGACAAGCCACGGAACGGGTAATATACAAGACAAAGCAACTACAAGCGACTTTAAGCATGGATTGTATAGGTTCATCATATCAGAAGATGAAGTCATCGCATTGCAGCACGCAAGCAAGTTCATCCAGATTTTGAAGGAAAGGAATTTCAGGCCAGAAACGTTTGATAGACAACTGCAATTCCATAAAGCGCTTAAAGAATTTTTTACTAGTAGGTTTGTGTTACCAGAGATTTTCTTTGAGAGATTGTCTAATGGGAAATTTGCGTTTTACTATATGAAAAGTTATGGCGAATATTTGGATCAATTGGCATATATATACAACTATCACAGAAGAGAGAACAAGCTTCAGGTAGTTAAAAAGGGCCTACAAGCATCTGTAGAACTAAAGGATAACGTCGAATGTTTCTGAAGACAAATAGCTTTTTATCGCATGCCAGCAAGCTCTCACTATATGGTGAGGGCGAATGGATTGACGAGCCTGATTCCGTAGGCTTCGATCATGCAGGCATAGCGTGCGAAATAATGCGGCACACCGATGGGTTTCTCATCGGTCTCTGCAATCTGCCGAAAGACCATCCATGGGCAAAAGAACCCATGGACAAGGTCTCGATAGACATACATGGAAATTTATTCATCATAAAAACAGTGGAATCAATTCGAATAGGTTTTTCTTGCGATATGACTGAGGATCTTATACCAAGGAAGTCGAAGAGCTTGCTGAATCAACAAATAGCAGATGCCTTCAAGGACAGCCCAAATGCTTTTTATGTGTACCGCAATCTTGGCTTTGTCACAGATCAATGCCGGTACTTGGCAGAGCAGGTCATTGAAGCGCACGAGCCGGAATTTAAAAGTAGGATAGTTTACAAGCATGACAAAAATAGCGATTAACACAAGTTACGGCGGATTTTATTTGTCTAAAGAAGCAGAAAGCTTTCTCAGGAAATCACCGAGATTGCAGCGTTTGCATGATAGAGATGATATAGAGAGAGACAATCCTCTCTTAATCGAAATAATCGAAAAGCTTGGAGACAAGGCCAGCTCGTGCGGAAGTGTAAAAATAGTTGAGATACCCGACGATGTGAAGGATTGGTATATTGGAGAGTATGATGGACAAGAATGGGTTGCAGAAGGAAGAAAGTGGAGTTACGAGGAGGAATGATGAAACGTTTTATATATTTAGAATTTGTTTGGGACAAGCATTATTTAGCAAAATTACAATATAGCAGGCGATGCCCATACTCTTGCAAGTTTGAGCTGGCCGGAGTTTGCGGACGATAATGTAAAGCGGCTTGACATGCAGAATTAGCTCACCGGAAGAGCAGGTCGCTGTTAACGACTTGGTAGATGGTTCAATTCCATCATTCTGCGTTCAGGAACGTAGTTCAATGGTAGAACACTAGACTTTGGCTCTAGGGGCAGAGGTTCGAATCCTTTCTTTTTTAGAAAATAGGCTAAGCGGAAAATGAAATTAAAATTTATATTAAACATATTTTCCTTTGTTCTATCTTCAATAGTGATGTATATATTTTTCGGATCGCTTTTCTTAGCAAGTTTGACTTTTATGACGGGAAAAGAGTATGGCCCTTCAGATTGTAGTTTATCTCAAAAGGTATATTGGATGATCTACAGACCATTTGAACTTTTATTTCATGATACTTGATGAGAGGGAGTTGTCACTTTACTTGTGGTGATGAGGCTCTAGGTTAACTTTAACTCCAGTCTCGGCTTTGATGACTTCTTCACCTATGATCTCGGCTTCCTTGGTCACTTCAGACTTCGGCCAGCATCCTTTGAGGATAAATATCACCGCGAGCAGAGCTGCAGTGTAGTAAACAATTTTCTTGTACTTCGGCCATAGAGCTTCGGCTTTTTCCACTCTAGCTTCGATATTGGGTATATTTGGTGTATCCATTAGAGTCCTTTTACTGGTATTGAAACATTTGGCGAAACTTCGGCTTGCGTCTCGGTCTTGTCTTCGGCCGTGACTTTATCATTGCTTCCATATGTCGGTGTTGAGCTAATGTTCAGCGTGCATCCGGTGGTCGCCAGACCAATCAAGAATAGCAATTTTTTCATTTGCAGCCCTTAAGTTTCTTTTTCTCTTTAGATACAATACCTTTTCTTTTTTTGGCAAATTCTTTTGCGACTTTCTCTTCATGCCTCGAATCCGCAGCCATTTCCTTGAGGCCTTTTTTTTGCTCACGAGAGGCTGTTTTCTTGGCGTATGCACCCTCTTTTGCAGCCAGTGTAGCATAGCGCTTCTCTCGAGAAATTACGCCTTTTACATCACGCTTGTGTTTGTCCATTAGGATTCCTTTATCCCATATAGCGAAAATGTTCCCTTGGAAATATTTCCACTATTCATCCCTAACCTAAAAGTGTTTACGCCAGTGTTTCCAAGCCCTGCTATCGTTCCAAAACATTCTGTCGGCCCTACTACGGTATCTTCCCAGTTGCCTGTACCATTGACAGAGAAGTAATCAGCGCTGTTCATGTTTGAAATATAGAGAGAAGCGTTATATTGAGAGCTTGAATCAATATTTCCGGAAAGTACAAAACGTGTTGTGAGATTCATGTTATTCCAGACAACGGGTCCCGTTGAATTATAGGCTGTATAGACAACACCTGAAAGATATCCTGAATTTTGCCAATGAACTCCGCTGTCGGTAGAGGTATCCATCACCATCTGATCGGCATTGTTTACAGGAACCGTCTTTCGAATGTTTAAAAAAAAGCTATTATAATTGTTGAGCGCTGGATAGGTTACATTATCGAACACTACAATATTGTTAACGACGGGTACGCTTGCAATAAGAACAAGACCGCCATAAAGTTGAACGGCTCCCGAAGAAACTGTGAATTCATCTTGATTAAATGAAGCAACACCTAATGTTGAATATGTAGCGGCGACGGGAGAAACGGCACCTGCACCAGATACAGAAAAAGAAGTGCTTGGAAAAGAAGCGACGCCCACAGTCGTTGTCGTCGCTAAAGAGGCATTTATCTGAAGATTGCCAGCTCCGTTGAGCTTGGTGCTGATAGCTGTACCGCCGTTGACGTTGATATTGCCAGCAATGGGCTGTACGACACCTGCGTCTGTTGTCAACTGAGACACATCACCTGACGGGCCAATGAGAAGCGACCACGTCCCCGTCTGCCTGCCTCCTTGAATGCCAGCCGACTTACTGGCCAGCATGTATGCCGTTGTGGGAGGAGTGGTGTTGATCCAGATATCGCCGATGTCAAAGCCCACGATGTCGAATGGAGTGGGCACAGAGGCTTGGTAATGGATGTTGGGGGGATTCAGCTGCTTGAGGCCGGTATAGCCGAGAGGATTGAGATCGGGGATTGTCATAATTTACCTTCAATTATCTTTTTTAGGTTACTACTCCGTAGAGAGAGAACGTTCCTCTTGTTATATTTCCGTCTAAAGGAAATATAATAATATAATTTACACCAGCTGTTGTTGTGTTATAACCACAAGTTAAAAATTGTTCGTTGAAATTAACCCATCCATTTCCATAAAAATAAGGATAAGACGACGTTGACAAATTATATAAATTTAATTTTACATCTCCTGGAAACTGCGCTGTTCCGGAAGGATAACTTAAATAACCTAAATTAGAAGCATTGATGTTATTCCAAGTTGTTCCATTCCAAGTAACACTACTCAATCCACTTTGATAATTTGTATCTATAAAGTGTGAGCCATTATCAGATGAAAATTGAAATGCAAGCGTAGTTGAAGTACTGCTTAATACATATCCATTTATAAGTATGAGATACATAGAATAAGCATTTGTTATATATGTACTATTAAATACGACGTTCGCAGAAGAGCTTGCATTAACAGTATGTAAAAGGATATGTGATTTCTTATAAAAATTAGGAGTTGCTGAACTATCATTTGAGACTAACACTGAACCGGCCGAGCCAACTGAAGTTGATTTTATTGAAGTGCCATCATAACAACAAACTGCATCAGTTGTAAAAGAACTTGTTCCTGTACCACCTTTTGAAACTTCAATAGGATTTTGACTGTTAATTTCATTTATAGTCGGCATTAAACGTATACTCCATACAAAGAAATAGTCCCTGAAGAAATATTTCCTGAGCTAGAATAAAATTTTACATTATTGACTGCTACACCGCCTGTATTTGTATAGCAATTAATCAATCCCATGATATTTCCACCAGAAAAAAAGTTTCCATACCAGATAACGTAATTACCCGCTATAGGATTTGATAAAGTTATTTCTCCAAGATAAGCATAAGTAGCACTTAAACCAGTTGCAGGAGATAGATAAGAAGAATTATTCGTATTACTATTTGACCAAGTCGTTCCATTCCAAGATATATATGGAACGCCGGATTGATATGTTCCTGCTCCCTTATAAGTTGCTCCATTATCTACAGAAACAACCATGTTAAGCGTCGTTGCATCAGTAACAGGAATAATTCCGTTCATTTTAAACACATAATTTTTATATGCGCCCGTTAGCATTGAGCTGTCGAAGACTAATGTGGCTGAATTACTTGCGGTTAATGTGTTTATTAAGACCAATGATCCAGTTACAGTAGCTTGAAAGGTTGGAGCAATACCAGCGCCATTTGATGTAAGTATTTGTCCTGCTGTTCCCGCTGCTGTAGTAACTATACTCGTACCGTCAAAATAACAAACACCATCTGTGTTGGTCATAGAAGTGGCATTAGTCCCACCCTTGCTTATTTCTATTGGTATATTTGAATCAATTGAATTCTGTGTAACCATGAATCACCTTTAGGTAATGGTTATGTTCCCCACAGCACCTTCTACGGTCCAAATTGTGCTCGCGCCTGCTGTAGTGCAGATTAGCGAAACGCAATCGCCGACGTTGGTTGAGGCAAGGCCTCCAGTCGTAATCGTTGTGCTTGCGCTGCCGAAAACGATCTGTTGGTTTGCGTTCTGTGCAATGGTCCATGCACCGAGCTTGCCGACAATCTTGATGACATCGCCAAGAACGCCTGATGCTGGCAAAGTGTAGGCAACGCCTCCGCCTCTATCTGTGACATATCGGGTTTGTACGAGCAGAGTATAGGATGCCAGTGTCGCGTCAACGGTATTGAAGCCACCGCCGGCAGTCGCCAGAGTGATAGACCCTGCTGCATTGGTTATGCTCATGCCGGCACCTTGGGTGAGGGTGGTTGCCGAAGGCGGATTTCCCGTATTTCCGACCATGAGTTGGCCATTTGTCAAAAGTTGACTTGTAATGGCATTTGATGCGCCGCCGACAAGCATTGCATTTTGTGTCAGTGTGTCAGCCGAAAATGTGCCAGCTCCATCATAGCAAACCAGGCCGGCTGAATTTGCGTTTAGTACGTTCCCTGTAACCATAAAAAAATCCTTATATAAAAGTTAAATTTCCGACAGCGCTCAAAATCTCAAAATTCGTATTGGTCGCCGTGCATAATATTTCGACTTTGTCCTTTACTGAGGAGGCGGTTATGCTTCCTAGAACACCGACAGTTGTTGTTCGGATTCCGAGTGAGACTGATTGAAGCGCGTTCTGTCCGAGAGTCCACAAGTTCCCGATGCCGACGATGCGGAACATATCGCCGACGGCTGCTGCTGCTGGTAACATGAACTGCACGACACCAGCTCCATTTGCGATATAGCCATTTTCTGCGACTAGTGTGACGGGATTGAGCGCCGAGGTGACGGGATTCCATGTGAACGTGCCGCCAACGTCGGTTATCGTCAGAGTGTTGGTTACTGGATCGCCTGTGACGGTAACGCCGCCAGCTCCAACTACGTTGATATTGTTGCTCGCGTCAATTCCCACGGGTCCGCCGGCGTTACCTGTCAGGGTCTCAACGTCCTGCGTTCCGGTCGCTATTTTTATAAAACCTGCTTGAGACATTGGACCTCCTTATCCTAGGCAAACGAGATAGACTGAACCAACGCCTGCTGCGCCTTTGACATAGAACTGCGTACCTACACGAACGTATTGGCCTTGCGTGCCTTCGACATTCGAGTGATTAGCCGTGATGTCATAAAGGAAGAATGAACCAGCAGGTAAGATATCGTGAGCATTTACCCCGTCCCATGAAATGGTGACCAGAGCGTTTGAGTTATTCACAAACTTGAATATGCGAATGGGTCTTGTCAGCGGTCCGCCGATAGCTTGGTAAGCGCCACTGAAAGTAGCGCTGTCGATTGATCTGATCGTGTCCGGAATCATCACAACTTCGGTTGTATACTGAGACATATCGACTCCTAGGCTTGTTTGATTAAGGTCCAGTTCACTGTTGATGTGTCAGTTGCACTTGTAGAAGTAATGACAAACGACACGCCTGGAGTAACTGCTGAAACATACAATGCGCCTTGTGCTCCGCCAGGAGTATTTGCCGATAAGGGAATGGTGTCAGTCGCTGCTACAAGGGCGGTTAAGACAGTAGTAGTACCTGCAACCATTGCGGCAGTAGTTCCAGAATAACCAGAGGCAGCAGTTACAACTAGTTTGCCTGTTTGGGCTGTCGTAAATGTCGGTGTCGATGAACCATTGATTGTGATAGTATGCCCAGCACCTGCCGTAGAGGCAATGTTAGTGCCGGCGGCGATGATGATGTTTCCAGCTGCTGGCGAAAGCGCACCGCCTGAGCTGCCGGTAAGTGTATCAACGGGACCTACAGCCGCAACAGTTGCGACCCATGTCGCTGAACCAGCAGCTACGCTTGTCAGGATATAGTTGATCTGGCCAACGGAGTCATACCATTGCTGGCCTAATGAAAAGCCGATATCACTGGTTGTTGGTGCTCTTTCGAATGTTTCTGGGATAAGATCGAATGCTTGAATTGGCTGAGGAAACCCATACACAGAGTTTGCTTGCGCCTTGATTGTTCGAGCCATGATTTTATAAACCTCACTTTAGGGATTGTTCTCGAAAAAATAACTATACCCTAATATGAAGTGATGACAAAATTTTAATTTGAGCGTAATGTCGGATTGAATTCGACGACAACTTGCAAATTTTGCAATTGTTCAGAGAGGAAAAAGATTAACTTAGGTTTTTCATGTCATTTTCGCCAAAACAAATTTCATCGCTCGAAGAATCCAATGCTAAGATTAATATTTGGGAAGGTTCTGTCCGATCAGGTAAAACGTTCGTCAGCATCTGGCGGTTCATTAAGGAAGTAAAGAACGGCCCTCCGGGTAATTATCTCATCATCTCCCGGACATTCGACACTTTCAAGCGGAACGTGCTCGATATGATAACCGATATCGTCAAAGCAAACTCCCATTACTATGCTGGGAAACGAGAGCTCAAGTTGTTTGGAAAAACCGTACATGTGGTGGGCGCTTCCGATGAAAGAGCTGAGACCAAAATACGAGGGCTTACTTGCCAAGGGGCTTATGTAGACGAGCTTTCAATTCTGCCCCACAGCATTTGGCTCATGCTCATATCAAGGTGCATGATGGGGGAAGCCAAAATCTTCGCAACAACGAACCCAGACTCACCATTTCATTGGATTAAAACAGACTTCCTGACAGATAATCCCGACGTTAAATCATGGCAATTTCGCCTCGAAGATAATCCTACATTAGAGCCTGAAAAGAAAGAGTATATAAAAAGACAGTACAAAGGGCTTTGGTATCAGCGCTTTATCGAAGGCTTATGGGTGCAGGCCGAAGGAAGCATCTATGACAGTTTCGACGCGAAGCTTCATGTTATAAACCATGCTCCTCACATAGCTCAGGAGTATATTCTAGGAGTGGATTATGGGACTTCTAATGCTTGCGCTTTCGTGCTTATCGGTATTAACCGTACTAGGTATCCTAATGTGTGGGTTGAGGATGAGTATTATTATGATTCGAAAATACATCAACGCCAGAAAACCGATACCGAATACGCCGACGACCTTCAAAAGTTTATCGAGGGTAAGCCTATCAGGGCCATTTACATCGACCCTAGCGCGGTTAGCTTCCGAATTGAACTCCAAAAGCAAGGCGTCACAAACTTGTATGAAGCCGAAAACGAAGTGATTGACGGCATTCGCTTTGTCAATGCCATGCTCAACAACGGAACGCTCAAGATTTGTGCCAACTGCAAGAACTTTATCAAGGAAATGCAAAGTTATGTGTGGGATGCCAAATGTCAAAAAACAGGCATAGACAAGCCCTTGAAGCAGAATGACCATCTCATGGATAGCTGTAGGTACGCCCTATTTACGCATCTTTTCAATAAGCCAATAGATGGCGGAAGGGGAGCTAAAGAGATCGACTACGATTATCGAAGAGCAATGGGCTGGTCGCCAGAGATGCCAGGCTTTTTCAATATCCCACTGTAAGCAGATCGAGCGATTGCTGAATTTCTCCTAAGAGATAAGCAATAAAGACTAATAGAATAATTATAACAAATCGGGAAATCATTCCTGAATTCTTTCCTTTTTTTGTGTAGGTGCATAGTAGTCTTTTACCTTGAGCTTCATCAGTATTGGAGTACCATTTCTGTATAACATCAGGGGATCTGTCCGGCATACGACACCTTCCATGATTTGGGGAGTTTGGCTGCATTTAGACATAGGTTTACTTTTGATATACTCTACGATATGGTGTTGATCCATAATCCCCAGGAACGGAACCATCGGTACATCCAGTTTCTTTGCTATATCTGCTACGGATTCACGGTCAAGCCACCACGAGCCGCAATAAACATCAAATATAATAAACCCCATATCGCTACGATAATTGCCACCGGATTGTATCTTAGACCCATATCCCTCTCCAAAAAGAATTACATTGCCATCAGGAAATACAGCTTTCATCTTTTCAACTGTGAATGTCCTCTGAAGCACTTCGACCAGTTTTGCAGGAAGTTGAGAGTCTGCCGTTCTTCCTTCGAACTTTATTGTTGATTTATCCCAAAATACACGAATATTCATGCCGTCAACCTTTTCTTCGACATGCCATCGAGTTATATTATGAAACTCCTCTTTCGAATATTCGCCGACAATAAGCTCCTTCCCGTGCTCCATGTCGCGCTTCCAGAGTGTGTGTATTTTGGGGTATTCCATGTCTATTACTCGTCTTTTTCGATTTGAGGATATGTCCCGATTACGCTGACGGTTATCGGCTCGATCTCTTGCCAATAGTCGTTGGCATCGCATGGCAGCGAGTTCCAAGTTCCATCCCAGTATTGAGTAATTTTATTATCCCTTCGTTTTTCTCTAAATACAAATACATTAAACCTTTCGTTTTTTGGGATAAATATAAGCACGGTTTGGCCAAGTTTTGGCGCCTTATCACTAAATTTTGTCCATGACATAAACACTCCTTAATGGTTACTTCTGTAATGCTGAAAAAATTTCAGCCAAATTGTTTTTGAGATACGCCATTACTTCCGCACGAGTCTTGATTTGGTCAGCCCCATCATCTTGTTCTTCATCTTCAATGGTCTTATCAGCATCATCATCACAAGCATCTTGCTCTGCTTTTCGATATCCCTGTAGATATGCTTTATGAAGTATAAGCATATGGCCGATAGACTTTCCTATCCCTTCCTCTTGATCACAAAAGTACAGATCACCATGATATGAATTCCAAGTCAATCTCATAAGTTCATTATAAACCACAGGAGTTTGGCCAAATGCCCATTTCTCAAACTGTTTCTGTGCTTCCAGGCTTTCAAATTTTCCAGTAAACATAATCCCTCAACGTAAACGGTAAATAATATAAATCAATATTCCAAGTGCAAGCGATAATGCAAACATCAAGCTGAATATCACAAAGAGCAATGCCTGCATTTCGTGCATCAAAAGGCAAACTCCGGTGAAATTTCTTCCGGTATGTTTCCTGCTGCCAAGTTAGCAATGTGCTTTTCCACAACCTTCAAAGCTGCATCAAAGAATCGGCGCTTATGCTCAGAATCAATAAAATCCCAGTAAGGCTCATACTTTTCATCTTTTTTCATGGAAGGAGCAGTAACGAAATAACCGCCGTTCTTGCTTCGAATAAGCTTCAGTCTATTGAGAACAAGTTTCCATTCCGGAATCTTTACACCGAATTCAGCCTTAACTGACGAGGCTTCGTCGGTCATTTTTGTGTAGTAAGTAATTTCCATTATTTTTTCTTGAATCCTGATTTTAATCCCTTTTTAACTTTATCCATTATTTGGTTCAAAAGAGCTTGTTCTGCTTCTTTATCAGAACAAATATATCTTTTCGCTAATAATCCAATCGCAAACGCAGCGCCAGAAAATACAGCTAAAAATTTTTCGCCCGGAATGATCTCATCAGGACTTTGCAGCAAAACTATTTCATAAAGTCTCTTGCCAATTTCATGCGTTGCCTTTTCCGCATCTTTTACGAATTCGTCTTCATTGTATTCTGGGGCTTTTTCTTCTTCCATAAATCACCTTTGGTTTTCAACCTTTTTACCTATTCTGCAATTAGGAAGCAAGCATTAAGTAGCAAAGGTGATTTGTAAAGAAAAGACAGACTCTTTATTGTAAAGGAAAGTATTTATTTACATAGGCTATATATGACTCTGTTTCCTCAGTTAAGCGATACTTATTATGTAGACAATGACCACAACATCCTCAAGATGATGGATAATGTCTACTCAAAAAATATCACAATTAATCAATCCTTTTGGAGCGAAGCCGATATTGACGTCAGGTTCAAGACGGGAGACCAATCACTTTGGAACGACATTCAATTTGCAAGTTAGGTGTCGATAAACTTCTTCTGATTGACTTGGAGGTCCCTCAGGGATAACAAGGGCCAAGGGTAAAGCCAGGCTGAACGACTAAGTGAAGAAGCGGTGAAAACCGAAGCGATAGTCTGAACTACATGGCAACATGTAGAGGGTGATCCGAAGAGTTCGCCCCGCCTAGAAATAGGTCATAAAAGTAACAGTTTGTACGGAAATCTTCCTAGTTTTAGGAAGCGTCAATTTACCTTCAACCGTATCCAGAGGAACATAAATATGATCTCTGGCCGTCAACGACAGTACAGGAAGGCAACTACTTTCATGCCGCTTGAAGGCTCAGCGGAACAGACAGCAGATCAATTCTCAAAGCTTTATACCCATGTCAACCAGACAGGAAACGTCTACATGAACATCTCAAATGGCTTCGATGGGGCATTGACAACGGGGATGAATCTATTGGCTACCTGGCTCGACTTCCGTTCCGATCCAGTCAATGGGGAAATCCGTGTTGATAACATTGCTTATAACGGATACCTAATAGACCCCTTCTTTACCAAGAAAGACCTGACTGACTGCAACAATATATGGGTAAGGAAATACCTTTCCAGAGAACAGGTAAAAGGCATAATGCCCGGACGTGATGAAGAGATTCAGGGGATGAGGGGTTGGGGAAATAGAGACGGAAAGTTTCAATTTCAAGTTGAAGCTTATAATTACGGGAATCAAGATTTACTTATGTATGACGAGTTCTGGTATCTCTCGACCAGAAAGCAGAAAATGATTGTCGATGCGGAAACAGGCGAATGCAAAGAGTGGAGAGGACAGGATGAGGACCTTGAGGACTTCCTTGCCCATTATCCGCAAGTGGTCGAGCTGAATCAGGAAATACCCACAGTCAAGCTCGCTATCGTTGTGCAGGGAAAAGTACTCTATCATGGGCCGAATCCGCTTGGGATTGACAGATATCCATTCACGCCCATCTGGTGCTACTACGAGCCTGAAATACCGTATTTTCCTTGGCGTATTAGAGGTATTACCCGTGATCTCCGGGATAGTCAATACCTCTATAACCGTCGGATGATTATCTCGCTGGACATTCTGGAGTCACAGATTAGCTCAGGATGGATTTACAAAGAGAATGCCCTTGTTAATCCAAAAGACGTTTTCCTCCAAGGCCAAGGAAAAGGACTAGCTCTTAAAGCAGAAGCGCAGGTTACCGATGTTCAACGCATTGAGCCTCCAAGAATAGACCCGTCAATGACGCAGATCACCGAGATGCTAGGCAATGAGATGCAGCAGATATCAGGTATCAACGAGGAATTGCTTGGTTCTGCGGAAGACGACAAAGCAGGCATTCTGGCGCAGCTTCGTCAAGGAGCTGGTTTAGTCACTCTTCAACCCATATTCGACAATCTGGACGAATCCCAGAAGCTTCTAGGGCAACTCCACATGGAGATCATACAAGCCAATTGGACTCCCGGCAAGGTACGACGCATTATCCAGGAAGAGCCGACGGAGGAATTCTATAACAGAGCTTTCGGGAAGTACGATTGTGTCGTTGAAGAAGCTCCAATGACCTCCACACAGAAACAGCTCGCTCTTCAAAAAGGCCTCTATCTCCGTGAGATGGGAATTCCGATCTCTACTGGTTACCTCATCGACAATATGAACCTGCCTGATAAGAAGAAAGTCATTGAAGAGACTATGCAGCAAGAACAAATGCAACAACAAATGCAGATGCAGCAGATGCAGACAGAGATGGAGCAGAAACAGCTTATCGCGCAAGCAGCTATGGCAGAAGCCAATTCAAAGAATGCTCTTGCTGCCGAACGCATGAATAAAGTGCAGCTTGATGCTGCTCTTTCTGCTGAACGTATGCAGCGTGCAGATGAAGACCGCACAGGTTCAGTACTCAATCTTATCAAGGCAATCAAAGAGATTCAGGGCATGGACCTTGAGCAGATGGAAGCAGGTCTTCGCATAGTCCAGACTATGGAAGGCACGACTACTGAGCACATGAAGATTCAGGCAGCACAGCAAAAAGCAGAGCAGCCGACTCAAAAGGCAGTAGCGTGAAAATTTGTTTTAACTTAAATTAAAGAAAACTCTAAGGAGATTTTATGGAAAAAATGACAGGCAAAGGCAATTTCGCCAATATGCCTCAAGAAGTGAAGATGACAGCTTATCCCAAGTATCCGAATCCGGGTGATAAAGAGCTTGACGACACCATTACTGGCATTGACCAGACAGTGACTGCAAGTTCAGGGAAAAGAAAGAAATACGTCTCTAACCAAAAGTAATATATGCCCACAATGATACGGCCCGCAGGCAAGGCTCAAAAGATAGCCCAAGCAGTGATGAAGCAGAAAGGGGTGAAGATCCCCAAGTCTAAGTATCCTATACAAAAGATGACGCTTCCAGGGCCGTACCTTTTACATTAGGATTTACGATGAAAGCGCATGCAGATGCAAAACAAGACAAAAAGCTCTTTTCTTCAATGCTGAAAAAAAGTATCAAGAAAGTAGGCGGCGCAAAGATGATGCCAGCCAAAAGCAAGAAGAAGATGAAACTAGGGTATTGATTGGGCATCCAGGGAAGACACAAGTCTTACTACTATCCTTATAAGATCAAACTTTCGCGCTTACAAGACTTCATGAGCGCCCGTGAACAAACTTCTAAAGGGATTAAGCGGAAGTTTGGCATATCGCCATCCCCAAGCCAATATACCCTTCACTTGATGGACGGCAACTTTACTTACTCAGAAAAGGCTATCGACACGATGCTTGATGAGTTTCAGACCGCGAGCAATCCTTGCTGCGGGCGGCTTTGAGTTTGGCCCTACGCTTTCTGAAATAATCCGGATGTTTTTCAAAGTACGCTTTCAAGTTTCTTTTATGACGTTCTTTATTCTTTTCCCTCCAAAGTTTGGCTTTTTTTAACACTTCTTCTTTATGTTCCCGATAGTACTTATGCACTCTTTCGTACACTTTCTCTTTATTGGCGGCTACGTAAGCCAGTTGATACTTTTTGAGACATTCCATGCAATAACTGGTAAGCCCATTCTTGCCATGTTTCAATTTGTAGAATAGTCCTAGGCCCTTAATCTTTCCGCACTTTGTGCATCGTTTTTTTTCCATATATACCCTCATTTTGGTCTTTCCTTTTAATAAAAAAACGAGTATCTGTAAATAAAAAAGAAAGAGTTTACATGGAAGATAAATACGCATACAATCGCTTCGGAAGCAAGGCTACACGTGTAGGTCAGGCCGTTTATGATCTAATGGTGAGAGGCGATAATCAAACGCTTACTGCTGAAGATATTGCTGAGAATAATCAACAAAAGTATATCTCGGAACTTTTCATTGCAGTCGATCGAGGCATGAAGTCATATGAAGTTCCGTTCTTCATCGTCGTGCTTTTCAACAATGAGCCTAGTTTAGTCAATGTCGGACGGCTTCGCTACTGTCCAAGACAAACTGAACCCACAAAAGAATTTCTCATGACTGCATTTCCCTATTTCCATAAAGACTTGTGGAAAATTGAAGAGGGAAAGGGACCCGTATATCAGTACACGCTCCCATCATTAGAGAACTTCCGGGAGATCCTGAAGAACAGGAATTCCTATAGCGAGGACCTGCATAAATACACTGCTGAACAAAAAATAATTCGTCTACCCAAAACAAAGTAATTGATAACTTCTCAATTATGTTGTACATATCAAATAATGTTTAACAAAGCGTAACGGCTTCGCAAACCAGGGAGATATCATGTCCGAAGAAGAACAAAAAGAAATAGTCGCTGAAGAAACAAAACCTGAAACTGTGGAAACGTCTCAGGAGACCAAGGAAGAGGCGGTTGAAACAGTAGAGCAGCCGAAACGAAAAGATGCAGAATATAATTTTGGAGAACTCAGAAAATCTAAGGAAGAGGCTGTCAGACGTGCTGAAGAAGCCGAACGAAGACTTCATGAGCTATATACGCAAAAAAGTGCAGTCGCACAGCCTAGAGATCCCGATGATGAAGAACTCGACAAGCTCTCTCAAGACGATCTGCTCACCGTAAAGCATGGCAGTAAGACTGTAGAAAAGAAACTGAAGCCTATGCAAAAGGAAGTGCAGACTCTTCGTGCTGAACTCGCCGAACTCCGCATGCGTTCCAAGTATCCTGATGTCGATGATGTAGTCTCCGAAGAGAATATTGCGCTTCTAATGAAGCAAAAGCCTCAGCTTGCGTCGATCATTGCGAAGATGAGGGATGATGACCCTGAGAAGACGATCGCTGCATACGAGGTAATTAAAACGCTTCTGCCACCAAAGCAAGCAATCCCTATGGAGAAGAAAAAGGCTATCGAGAATATGAAGAAACCTTCATCAGTCAATGCAGTTCCTGGCGGATCAGCAATAGCTAATGCGTTCCATTGGGAAGGTGGCGTACCAGACTCCGACACCAAGAAAAGGGCTTATGCTGAGATGTTGGAGGCAATCAAGAGAGGATGAAAAGTCAAGATTATAAAGTAGAAGTTGATGATGAACATGTCATTATTTGGGGCCATTTAGGGACAAAAGAATTGCTTGATTTAGCAAATTATTACTATAGATTAGGTTATGTAGAAGCCTGTATTGGCTTTGAAAATTCTACGTTACATCTTTTAAAAGCTTATGCTGAGATGTTGGAGGCAATCAAGAGAGGATGATTCCATTTCCCAACAAGAAGTACAATATAATTTATGCCGATCCGCCTTGGGAAGTTAAAAGGCACGGACCTATAAAAAATTCATCTCCATTAGCTAAGAAAAGGCAATCTCCAGATTATTATGAAAAAAGACTTAAAAACCCTTTACCTCCGTTATACTCAATGATGTCCATTGAGGAAATAAAAGCACTTCCGATTCCTTCAATATCGGCAACCGATAGCGTCCTTTTTATGTGGACAATTAACAGGTATCTTGAATATTCATGGTCAATTGCAACGAGTTGGGGTTTCATTCCGAGTTGTGTTTTAACATGGGTAAAAAAACCGAGAGAAGTTCTTTTTGGTGGAGCTTTTGCACCTAATGTTGAATACATTTTATATGCACGTAAAGGAAAGTTAAAAACTCAAAAAAGGCAAAATTCCCGTTGGTTTTTACAATCTAGAATAAGCAATCATTCCGAAAAACCTGCTTTCTTTCGAGATCTTATCGTTGAAACATTTGGCGATATTCCCAGAATCGAGCTTTTCGCCCGTCAAGCAACACCAGGATGGGATGTTTGGGGAAATGAGGTAAAAGTCTCATCATGAAAGAATTCTGCGTGCTCAAAATGATCGGCAAAGACTTGCATAAGCTTTATCAGATTATGCCCGATGAGGATTGGTCGGAAGGCCACAAGTATCCATGGCGCATTGCTTATGAGAGCGCGCCTCATGCATGGCTGAGCATACCGGAAAATGAGCGGCATGATCTATATTGGCTGCCAATTGAGCATGAAATTGATCGAACGCATGAGGCGAAGAAATGAAGTGGATATCAGTTAAGGACAAATTACCAATTCAAGAACCAGACAATTGGTTAACTTATGATTGGGTATTAGTCACTAATGAAAGAGAAGACGCGCCAATAA